GATCCTTTACTACTCCCATCATGAATGTAGTAGTGTCATCATAGTACTTGTGCTTGATCTTCTGACCAAAATTGACCGGAACGATCTGCAGCTTCTGGAACAGCTCCGGTTTGGTTCGTTTGTAGCTCTTTAGCTGATCCACAACACCACCGCCGACTCCGCCATCATCCACCTTGGCATAGATCACATCGTGGTACTTAAACCTAGTGCTCAACTGCAGAAACAGTTTCGCTACATTGCTGGCAGTCCAGTTTGTGTCCTGCCCGTTGTATTTTTTATAAATCTCTACCTTTTCATTCACCCTGTACCCGATACAGGTCTTATCATCACCGAAGCGGGCTACATCGCACCCGATCTCGATCTGCGTAACCTTGCTTACATCTGTCTCCAACAGTTTCCCTGTATTATCCCGGCAAACTCCCATTGCCAGTGCAGTGTCATCAGACAATTCCGTAGCAACGCTGCTCTCCAGCCACGCTATCGGAATCATGGTGTCATCTTCATTTTCCGGGAACTCGCCATATACACGGACACGAACCACATTGCTGTTCTCGCCGTATTTACGCTTCATGGCTGCGATATTCTCTTTGTTGGTACGCTTGCTGTTCTCGGAGTTCACTGTATGGCACTTATAGAGCGCACGGTCTGTCGTATGGCTGTCATAGAATGTCCCGGAAGTCTTTGTCGGGTTACCCATAAGCAGGAGCTTATTGTTCTCTCCGGCCAAAGTACCGGTGATGGCTTCCATGATCGGATCTGCAACACCGGAAGCCTCGTCCACGATAAACAGCATATTGTCCTCGTGGAAGCCTTGCATATTCTCCGGCTTCGTAGCGGTCCTGGCTACCGCAAACCACCGCTTTTCATAGCCGATCATATAAACATAGGTCTTCGTCCATTTAAGGAGCATGGGGAGCAGTGGGGAGTTGTTCATCCACTTATCGACCTCGGACCACAGTACATCATGCAGCTGTTGCTTTGTTGGAGCCGTTGCAACGATTCTCGGATATGGGAAACATACTATAAACCACAAAAGCAATGATGCCTCGAGACCCGTCTTTCCGACACCCTGCCCGGATTTTACAGACACCCTCGGATAATCCCTAAGATCTCTGGCTACCTCGATCTGCCAGTCATCCGGTTCGAATGACAGTACTTCACGCATAAACAGAACAGGATCCGCTTTCCACAGCGGAATACTTTCGTCGAGGAAAGCTCCCAGCCAGTTATCAACATCCATTGCCATTCCTCCTCTGCTCCAATACTCTCTGTGTCCATTCCCGTACCACTTCGTTGCCCTTGCTGTCTCCGTCCAGCTTGCGGTTCTCCAGATGCAGCTTCGCCAGAGCTTCTATTGCTTTGGTTTTCTTCGACTGCACATTCGACAATTCTGATTCCAACCTCGCAATGATCTGGTCTTTGTTCTCTGTCTGAGTAAAAGTGGAATACTCGTTTCCCGGAAGTCTCTCTCCTGCTTTGACTTTCTCGGAGATCCTTCTGGCATATTCCGCTTTGTCCTCGTCGCTATCAAATGCCCTTTTTCTCTCGGAACGCTGATTGAACGACAGGGCAACAGGACTGTCACTATTCCTGTACTTGTTGATCGCTGTCATGATTCTACGCTCACGCACGGAAAAGAGTTGTATCTGCTCTATAAGCAGTAACTCTTCATCCTTTGGCATATTCTCAATGAGTGCACGTTCCTCTTCGCTCAGGGTATCCCAGTACACCGCAGAATACCCTCCATGCTTGGTGGTATCCGGAGGCGGCACAGGGTTATGATGCCCCTTCGCATTTTTGTTTCCCTTGGGTGCGCCCGCTCTCTTCTTTTTAGGTGGAACGCTCCCTTTATCGCAAGTGGAACGCTCCACTTGTTTTTTTTTGCCTTTTTCGGCACCGGAGGGGTGCAATTTCTCCTCCCATTTATCCATGGACTTCCACTTTCGTATCTTGTTCGGCGGCAGCTTCAATTTTTCAGCAATATCAACAAGCTTCGCATTTCCATTACTGTCCAGAAACATCTTCTCCGCCTGCCTGCGTTCCTCGCTTCTCTTGTCCGCATCTGGACCTCTCGGTGTCGGCATTGTACCTCCCTCCTTGCTTGATTATTCCCGTCCGTGTGGACGCATTAAAGGGGAGAACGTTGCCGTCTCCCCTTTTCATACGAATATTGCACGATACTTCATTAAATCTTCGTGATATATTCTGCTTTTGAGTAACTTTCCCGACCTTTGACCATCATTCGCAGAAAGTCCTCTTTCGTGAAATCAGATAACCGGAAGATCTCCTCCGGTTTCATTCCCAACTGTTTGCCGATTTCCTCCACGCCTTTGCCCTCTGCCATAAGTTCCTTCACAATGGCTTTCATGGGCTCCAGCAGGTGGGTACCTCTTGCACGGTTATGTGTCACGGTACCATAGATATTACCGGCTTTGTCCTTGTGATCCACGATAACCACAAGAACCTTTCCTCCCAGCCGTTCGTAGAGTGTCCTGCGATCCGTCTCGGAAGGTGGAACATATTTCCAATCAGGACCTGCAACAGTCCATCTGTGGAATCCATCAATAATCGTATAATCCGGTCTTACTACAATCGGGAGCGTCCAGCCGTTCGTGAAGATCGACTGTGTAAGGAGCTCCAGGTTCTGTTTAGATACCTTGTTCGGGTTATAGTCGTTCGGCTTTAGCATATCTCGATCAACCCATTGAAGGGTGGATGCCGGAATCATGAGCTTATCCATGTTTCTTTGCCTCCTCCCTTTTAGCCTCAGTGATATACCGGCCATATATTCTCTGGTACAGGGCTCTGTAGGTTCTCAGCTTCGGATCGCCGGATATCAGCCCCTCGTATATTGCTTTGAAATCTTTCTCATTTGCTATGGCAGACACCTGTAAGAAGAAATTGCGGTATCTTGTAGCCACGTAACGTTTATGCTCCGTGGTAAAGTAGATATCCATGTTGTTGAACATTTCAATCAGCTCTGCTTTGTAGTCCTTCTTTTTCTCCTCTGCTTCATTAGCCCTACGGGATGCTGAATTTCTTCCGAACATCTCGCTGTCCCAGTACAGCGCAGCGAGATATGCGTTAGGCTCCCTGCGTATTACCCGTTCCATAAGATCCGGATAATACTCATTCATCTTTACAAGGCTTCTGGCGGTGTCCACGGAAAAGAACTGCGATACTCTCAGCTGTCCTTTTCTGGTACCGGCCTGCCATAAGAACAGGTAAATCTCCGGAATGTCAACGTGCTCGTTCAGCAGATAGAGCCATACATCGTTGTTGGTCCAGTCATATATCGGAAATACCTGATGTTTATTCGTCATGGTCTTTCCGGCTCTTATCATGGATGCAATGTTCTGTAACCTCTGTATGGATTCTGCCGTGCGGATTCCTGTTATCGTGATTCCACTCTGGCATGTCCTGGGGAGGAAATCCTGGTACGCATCCACCCTCGGTCTGAGAAGCGGATGGTTTCTGATTGCGAATGCCGGTGGCCGTCTTACCCATACATCCTCTTTTGTACGATCCCAGCAGATAAAGGTTTCATCGTTCGACAGTTCATTGAAGCAGTTGTAA